CATAAAATAAGTATCCATCGCCATAACCAGGAGTAAGTTTTCCTTCTGGTGTAAATTGTGCAAGTTCTTGCAATTTAGGGTCATCAATCATAACTTATCCATCTACTTGTTAATTTTAATAATTTTTTTAATCAAATTAGAATTTTTCTTTTGCATTGGTTTTTTTTCTTTTGCTTCCATTGCTGGGTTTTTCTTTTCTGCTCTGCGTTCTTTCATAGATTCAGTTTTTTCTTCTGGGTCCATGATTGCTAATATTCTTTTACTTACCTTTGGCATCTCTTTCTCCTTTAATTAATTATTGCTTCTGTATTCTTGACCCATATAACACCTCGACCAAACATTTGAGTTTGAATTACTACAGCGTAATCTCCTACCCAAGCTTCTATCTTGTAAGTAAGTCCACCGAATTGATGTGGTGCTAGTACAGCTATTTGGTCTGAAGTATTTGGTCGAAGTCCTGAACCTACTCGGTATAGTCTCCAGCTTTGTGCTGAACCAGGTAGAGTTACTTCCGCTCTTGCTGGTGCTGGGGCTGGTGGAGGTGTTGGTGATGACTTAGGTCGTAAGATTCCTGCTACTCGATTAGTAGGAATTGCTCGGTATACACCAATAGCACTTCTTCCTAGTCCATCACCTGAACCTGTAGCGTTCTGTTCTAATAACCAGATACCTGAACCATCTTGGTGATCTGCGATACCTATATGTCCATAAGGATTTCCGGCTAGTCCATTAAGTACAACAATGTCACCTTGCTGAGTTTGTGAACCTTGTACTAAGTCGAACTTAGTTAGTAATGGTGCTGAAGTGTGATTCCAGTAGTCTATTGCATTGCCCCATACGCCAGATGCCAATCCATAACATTCTTTAACATACTCAAGTATTAGATCGACACATTGGAAACCATATACATGGTCGTAATCTACTCGCTTGCCAGTCCACTCATTCTTAAAGTCTTGATATTGCATACATAACTCCTTACTTATTACTTTTAATAACCTTGTTAATATCTCGAACAAGCTTTGACATTACAGGCTTATGAGATTTCATAACCTGATGTAAATTGCGTTGTTCAAGTCCTATAAAAAGAGTGATGTATATAGCTTCAAGAGAAACTATTAAGGTCAGCAAGTTAATGTTTAACTGAAATACTAGCCAGATAAAAAACCATATACTATGTACTGCTATTGATGCTTTAGAAAATAGCATTGACTGTATATTTTTAGACATATTATTTCCTTAAAGCAGTCCAGATGAAAGCTATTAGTGTTCCAATACTGATGCTGACTCCAACTACCCATTTGCTGAAGTGCTTAGATATATATTTATCATCAGCATGAGTAAGCAATCTTTTAATCTCTTTGATATCGTTTTTCATTTCCTGCATATCGTTTGACATGTTATTTTGGTTTGTTTCCACAATTGCGAGTCTTTCAGTTTCTTGTTTTGTCATATTATTTAATTCCTATGTGGCACTCACTAAATAACCATGCATATATGTAACATATGATGAACCTAAAGTAGTTTTGTTGCTTCCACTATATTGAACAACAAATAATTCAACGTAATCATTTGCAGTTAATTGCAATAATCCTGTTACTGTAACTTGCTGATCTTGTCCAGCCGCACCATAATTTGTAGTTCCTTGTAATACGTTTAGATTATTTTTATATAAAAAAGGAATAATATAAGAAGTAGTAGCAGTTATATAAACACAAGCTGTGAAATAATAAAAACCAGGAACTGGAGCTGTAAAACGATAATTAGTTGTTGTATCAAAATTATTACTAGTGTCAAAAGTTTTTGCATTTAAGTTTATTTTAGTATTAGTGTTTGTAACAATTGTTTGATTTGCATTAGCGTATACACTAAACTTATAAGGATTATAAATTGCTGTAGTTTTTAAAGAATCTTGATTAGGATAAGCAAAAGGTTCGTATTGAGCCGAATATGACAAAGCATTTATTCCACCAGTGGTAGGCAAAGTATCACTTTCAGAAGCTTTAACTACTAAAGTTGTATTAGTTGAATATGATATCGATATTACTTCTGCAAAGTTAGTTGTGCCTACTGTATAACCAGTTAAAGCCTGTGTAGTCGTAAATGGTGTATCTGACGCTGTAGCTACTGCACCATTATTAGCTGTAAGGTTGTTAGCATTGGTAGTGTTAAGGTCGTTTATAGAGTTGTTGAAAGAGTAGGCAGAGATGAGAGATGTTTCTGAGCCTGAAAGACCTTGAGAAATTGTAGCAACAATATTAGCTTGAGTTACTTTAGCGTTGTAGATAGCTACTTGAGCTATTTTGCCAGAGAAGAAGTCGATGGCATTTGCTGAACCAATTTCTAAGTTACCAGCTTGAATTAGAGCAGTTGGGTTAGTACCCCCACGCTGGACTAAACATGGAATATCGACACCATCAATCATGATATAGCTCGTGGTAGTCGTAGCCGTAAATGTAGACATATCTAACTGAGCTGTAATATGAACCCATTTATTAAGTGGTGCGGACTGGTAGCTCCTAACATAGCTAAAGTTAGCAGATCCAGCATTGAATCCTTGAAGATAAATCTGTCCGTTGGAGTCTAGATTAAGACGCCAGCCACTTGTGCCATTATAGCGAGACGCAATGGTAGTATTGTTGCCACTCGTAGCATAACTCGTTAATTTCACCCAAGCACTTACTACAAAGTTATTAGTGAAGGTCATTCCTGCTGGTGAAGATTTAGAGTAATACTGAGTAGTACCATTAAGGGAAGTAGATTGGGTTGGGGCTGCTACTGTTCTAGTAGTTTGAATACGCATACCAGGAGAGAGTGTTCCTGTAGCATCTATAGCGTTAATTGTACAAGTATAAGAGCGGTTGCCATTGTAGACTACTGTATTAGGTGTATAGCCAAGAGTTGTCCATCCTGCACCTGTTGCTGCAGTTTGATTTAAAGCTGTTCGTACAGCAGAACCAATAAGTGAACCATCTTGATTCATTGAGTTTCGTACACCTGTTACTAAGTCATTGTGTACATCTTGGTCAAAAACATATTCAACTACCGCACCTGATGCATGAGCTTGTGCTGTTGAGTTACCTTTTCCACGAACTACGCTAATAAGGTTTGAACCAGATACAACACCTAGTACATATTCTCTTTTAGTTGGAGTCTTTGTACCTGTTGAATCTACTCTATCGATTACTAAATCAATTGCTGTGTCAGTTGGTAAGTTAGTTACACTCGCTAGTGATAGTGTTACATCACCTGAGCCAATGCTTGAAGTTAATGTTGTACTAAAGTTGTTAGTAATTTTTCTAAATAGATCTGTTGCAGATGCTGCCATAATGTAATCCCTTTATTTTTGAAATAAAAAAACCACCTCTTTCAAGGTGGTATTGACTTGTTCGTCAGTAACCTACAGCGTTAGCCGTATTAATGTCATTATATCATAAGTTGTGTTAGTGACAAACTATCACTTCCAAAGACTCGGATCCGATGTTGGTAAGATTTTGCCCTTAATAACAACTTCGAGAAGTGTAAATGATGCATTGATGTCTGATGAAGTAAGTGTCCATTTCATATTATTAAGTCTCTTTCGGACTAATAGTCTTTTCTTAACACTAGACTGTGAGTAAGTAACTGGGATGCCACCGGTATCACCAATAATAAAGTCACCAACTAAGTCAGAACCAACTCCAGATGTACTAATAGTATCTGTAATACTGATTGATTTAAGTAGTGCAAGTGATTTACTCTTTTGAGTTCCTGAGATAGCAAAGTTAATATTGCCCTTAGGGTGTCCAAGTTCTACATATACTTTATCGACTCTAGCCCATAGTGAATGGTCTTTATCCCATGAAATTAAACCTGATTCCAAGTCTATGTTAAATGGTATACCTGAATCACCTTGATATGTTGAACTAAACTCTATTAAGTTAGTTCCGGTTACAGGTATGGCAAGTAAGTGGATTGTTCCAGATGAATCAGTATATTCAGCAAATTGCTTTACTCCAATGCTCCAGTACTGACACCATGCCCCACGTTCTAAGTCTAGTACCCAAGTTTGGTTATTAGTTGTTGATCCATAAGGTACTGACCAATAAATACGACCATAGTAATAGAAGCCACATATCTTACTCATAGCTGAGTTAGTTAAGTTTCTGACTGTAGGTCGGATGTTAGCAGATATCTCAGTAGTTTGAAGTACGTTAAGTATGTTCTGAGTTGAACCTAAGCTTTGGAAGCCTTTTACTGATGGATAGTAAACATTGTTATTAGCTACTACTACACCTCTAGGTGATGCTGTACCAATGTTACCTTCTTTAGTAGCTTGAGGTACAACTATAGATAAACTATCGACTGTGAGAGTTGTGAGAGTAATAAACCACCTTGAACCACCTCCAGATGGATTAGAAGTTAGGACTACTGCAACAGCGTTTCCTTTACCATCTCTAAAGTGTTTGACGCTTACTGGATGTTCAGCACCACCTTTTTCTAAATCAATATAACCTCCACCAAAGTAAGGGTTGAATGAACCTAAGTATTGGCCTGTTCCTGTCCATACTATTCGGTAAGGATTGGCTGAATCACCAGTACCCCATATTCTGTTACCAGATAATTCTGTTTGAGATATTGTTGGACCGGAAGTTCCGTCAGTAGGAGGAGCGACTTGGTAAATATTTGGTAATTGTGTGCCTGTATCTGTATAACTCAAGTTTGTATTATTGACTGAATCTAAATAAACTTCCTGTCCTGTTTGGTCTGAAATATATATGTTATATGAATCAGCATTAGTTACGGCTGGCCAACTTAATGTTACAGAGTCTGTACCACTAGTCCAGTTAGCAGTAGTTGAACTTATCATTATTCTTTGCTTACCTACAGCAATATTTGCTTCAGCGGAAGCGGCAGTTTCACCAATCTGATTATTTACAGCAGTAATCTTATAATAATAAGTATAGGTGCTTCCAGCTAATCCTGTCTTAGCCAATGTTGGTGCTGATGGAGTAGATAGAGGAGTATATATCTTAATGTACATTGTAGTAAGGTCTATATAAGACAGAGTTTCCTTACCATTCGTAACATAAAGCCTTGATGCTATTTGCTTAAATGTAGTTGTATAGCCTGTTGTCCATGTTCTTCCAGCAATAGTAGTCCATGTTCCACCATCTTGTGAGTATTTAACAGAACCATTGTCCATTACGAAAACATAGTTGGTATTAGTTCCGTCAGAATTGTAAACAACAACAGTATCAGATAAGCCCTCTATTGGACCAACAAGTGTCTTACCATAGCTTTTTGAACCATCTCTAGTACGCCATACACCATCTTGGTCTAGCATCATGTTCTGAGATATTGTTACAGCAGTATTAGGTAGTCTTGATTCATCAAGAAGTGTAATGTTACCACCCTTAAATTCATTTATGGTGATAGTAAAAGGTTTGCCATCGCTACCTTTGAGTGTGGGAGCAGATCGTACAGGCATGGTTTAAGCTCCGAACGAACTATTATCTTTAATAAGTTCAACATCATCCATGCGCATGTCAGAGTTGATTGGTCGGACTTCGTTAAATGTTTTCATCTTGTCCATGTTTTCTTGAGCAAGTCCAGAAAATACACTGTACTGATTAGTATTGCCATCCATTAAATGCTTTTGTGCTGCAGCCCAGAAAGTAATGTAATCAGGGTTACTCATCTGTGGTGACCAAGTAACATCGGCAACAGAAGCAGGGTTAGATGCACTCTTGTAGTACATGAATGATATTTGCGAACCAACGAATGCATCACCTGCTACTGGAGTCCAGCCTAAGTTCAATGTATATCCGTTTCCTGTATCACCAGTAAAGAATACTTTAATAGAGTTGTCTTGGTACTTAGTCATATCGGCAGGGTTAACGACTTCTACATAAGAGTAGCTATTAGTTCCGGGAGTAATAAACTTAACAAAAGAACCAACTTGGTTAAAGTCTGGTAGTTCAGTAAGTAATGAATAAGAAGTCTGTCCGGCTGTAACAGTAGCAGTCATAGTATATCTTGACCATAATTCGTTCCAGTTTACATCTTCAGATTCCCAGTTGTTTACAGCCTGTCTTATAAGCTGGTATCGTACAGCCCATTCATCATCAGTTGATGGTGGTGTGTTAGGGTCGTTTTCAACTAAGACATGTATTCGGTCTTGGATTGTTTGAAGTGTATATGATGCAACTGCCATTTTGTTTTCCTTTTTAAAATAAAAAACCCCTGCTAATGCAGAGGTATTGATTTGGTATTCAGTAACCTAGACTACATTATATCATATCTATATTGACTTACGCCAACTGTTGCTCGTTGACCTTATTAGGTCGAGATATTTTGAGTGGCCCTTTGTAAGTCTTATTCTGAGCATATACTGGTCTTATGTGTGGTGGTCGTATATGAGCTTTGCGGATTTTAATTCGTTTAGTCTTCATGTATATCTTTTTGTGTTTGGTTGAACCACTACCTGATGATGAGCTATAACCATTACCTAGTGATCCGTTTTGCATGAATGAATACTGACCATTAGCATTCTTGCCAATGTCATAACTAGCAAGGTTTGATATGCCTTTAAGTGTTGATTGAGCAAGGTTATCTCCATTGTTTAGTAATTGACCTTGAGTCATACCAGGATAAGATGGATTTTGATATAGATACTTAGATAAGTCTTTAGTTGTACCATAAACTCCTATGTCGGCTAAGTATTGATTTAATACTGGGTTATTTTTAATCAAAATTGAGTTGGCGGCACTTATTGATTTGTCGTGATTTGGATTCTTTTGTAATTGTGCCAATAGTCCTGCTACTTCTGGTGTTGCTTCAGGATAAGTCTGAAGCGGTAAATCACCTTTAGCAGTTCTTGATTGATTTTGGTATTTAGCTATTGCATTAAATGCTGGAGTTAAAGCGTCTTTATTGTTTACAAAATATTCAGCTTTAGCAGTTGGGTCGGTAATAGAATCATAGTTGTTCATAATATCGGTAGTAGACTGAGGTATCTGAGGATAAGCTATTGGAGATGTCGAAGATGGATGCTTTTGCCAGTATTGATTTATAGCGCTTTCATTCCAGCCTTCATTTTGCATGTAGTTAGTCATATTCTGTTGATAGTTATTAGAATAATCACCCATAGCTTTAGAGTAATCTTTCATCCATGGATTAGCTTGTTCAACTAAATATCTTTGTGGGTCGCCGGGTGGCATATTTGAATAAGCTATTGCAACCTGAGCTTTAGGTAAATCTTTAGTTCCAATAATGTTGCCTTTATCATCTAGCGTGAAACCAACACCACTTCCTTGTAAATCGAATAGTGGACTATGAGGTCTATTAGGTTGTGAATTAGATAATGCTTGGGCAGCGAAAAATGTAGGAGATAATGTTTGCTTGCCAGTCTTTTGGTCATTTTGTAAATATGTTGCAGCTTTTATTTCGTTACTAAGTGCATTCCAGTCGCCAGGAATCGTGTTGCCATTTATATCTTTAGTTGATGCAACATTAGCTCTTGAGTATTGATCATTAAATATTCTAAGTCCCTCTTGTGGTGAAACATCTTGAAGATTACTACCAGGGATTTGACTCCACTTGCCTGACTTAATTAAATCTTCATATGTTTTTTGGTCATCAAAGTGTTGTTTAGTAGCCACGTTTTGAGGATCGTTAGGATCTGACTTATAACGGAAGCCTACATCTTGAAGAAGACCCTGTTTAATACTTAAACTAGGATTAGTAGCATTCTGAAGTGAAATAGGAAGCATCCCTTTAACTGAACCTTCTATTCTCTTAGGCCATGCACCAGGTTGAGACATATCTGCTATTTGTTGTCCATTCCAGTTCTGATTAGTTATTAAACGTGTAGCTGTTCCTAAAATAGGACTTTCTCTTGACTGTAAGAAATGCTTAGGGTCTGTTACAAGTCCTGCTGCTAAACCAATAGGATCAGTAGGCATATCAATTACCCACTTCCTACCTTTAGAATCTTTTGAATTAGTTTGAATATTTGGAACTGGGTTGTTAGGATTTAGCCCCGCTTCGTTAATTAAGTCTTTAAGATGAGGTGCTTGTCCTGTAGCAATAGCTGAAAGGATAATAGCTGCTGTTGCTTCAGTTAATCTCTTTCCAAAGACTGCACTTCTAGCTGTGTCTCCTGGGTTAAGAAGTCCAATACCTCTAGAGTTCTTTTCCCACTTAATACCTGCATCTTTTAAGATTGCTAATTGTGAAGGTGTCCAGTTCTGAGCCAAGAGAGTATTACGCCCTATAGCGAGAGTATTAGGGCTAGTCCCTTCTACTGTGTAGTTTTTATGACCCATTACTTTGTTATATTCGGCTGCTAGATCTACACCACCTTGAGAAGTTGAGTCTATCCCTTTACTTCGTGCTAAGTCTGCTAGAGATAGTCCTAGAGAATCAGTGTATCGTCCTAATGCACCATGACCACTTAACTTAAGCCCTGCGTTATTAGCCCAGTCTAGAGTTCCATTAGCTTTGTAGTGATCAAGCATCATTCCATATCCCTTATTAGAGATTGAGACTATACCACCTCCGAAACCTTTTACAAGAGTAAAGCCATGCCCTGTAATTCCTGTTGCACCGAAGAAGTTAGTTCCTACGTTAGCATAGTGAACAGGAGATAGTAAGAACGTCATACCCTTAGAAGCGATACCTACTTTTTCACCTGCTTGTAATGCTAGTTGTCCAGCTTTTGTCTCAGGTTTATATGCTTGTCTGAATGCTTTAAGTCGGTTCTGTAGGTCATCCGTTACTGAGAACGGTAAGTTCCCTGCTGCCTGAGAGAAACGTCTACCTTCTGAGTCATGAGTAATACCTAGATCAGCAACGTCCATAGGGGCTGCTTTTGAAAGTGCTGTGAATAAAGCTTGATTTCTCAATGATCTTGAACCTGTTTCTCGGTAAGTCTTAATTGCATCTGCTGGATTATCATAAAGAGGTTTAAGTCCTGCTTGTCTTTCAGCATCTAGGTAAGATTTATACTTAGAAGAAGTATCGTGGAATCCTCTATATTCACCATTAGTAAACCGTTGATTTTCTGGTATACCTAACTCATCCATCTTTTCTTCTGGTAATTGGAAGAACTTAGGGAATGTATAGTTGTTTTGTCTTAATGTAGCACCACCTGCTGCCCTATCTAACGAAAGATGGTAGTCAAACGCATCATCGTTAGCCTTGATAGCCTGTTCAAGTTTAGCTGGTTCTTTAGCATCTTTTAATACATTAGATAATTTCTCACCATCATCATACCTATATAGAAGTTCTTTATCTTCTGGGGTTAGTTTATTTACAAGTTTCTCAGCATCTAATAGTCTTCTATCTCTTTCAGCTGCTTTACCTGTTGCTTGAGCTATTGCACCTTTAACGTTACCTTCTTGAGGATTAAGTTCAACTTGATTCTTTGTTTGTTGGTATGGATTTTCTTGTATAATCTCACGCTTTTGTTGAACAGTTAGTTTTGGAGGTTCGTTATTGATTAGGTTATTAGGAGGCGTTAAGTCTTCTTCACGCATCTGTTTGAAGTCTTTTTCTGCTTGTTGTTTTGTTACTCCGAAAGTATCAGCGTAGTTTTGTGGATTACTTAAATCATCACCTGTCTTTGATTTAGAGATATTGATAGCCTTATCTGTATTCTTATCTACTCGTTCTTCCCATTTAATAGTCATACCTGTATTAGGGTCACGACCGGCTTTAATAACAATCTTGCTACCATCTGGCATAGGCTTAGTTTCGCTAACTATAATTGAATGTTCGGGTTTGGTGACAGGTGGTTCAACTTGTGGTGTCTTACCTACTTGTGGGGCTGGGGTAGTGGTCTGTCTATTATTTTCAGCTTTAGGTATATAAGTTTGACTACCGTCTTTATTTGTATATACATTATAACCTTTCCTTTCGGTTACATTAGATTCAGTAGTAGTTGGTTGTTCATTATTTACTGTCCTACCTTTAGCTTCCCACTGTTCGGATTGTGGGTTAAATTCCCCATCTACCAATAGATTAGCAATAGTTTCTGGATCAGAAGTACCAAACTTTTTAGTTGCTTTATCAAGTGGCATACTTTCTATGAAATAATTGCCCTCTGGATTAACCATAGATCTTTCTACTGTTTGTTTACCAGATCTACTTGTTTTAAAATCTACCTGTTGTTGTGTTCCATCTCTTTCTGCTACTTTAAAACTATTAGGATTGTTACTAGTATTTACTGGTGTGGATGTAGGTTGGTTTACATTCTTACCTACTTGTGGGGCGGGGGTAGGTATTTCTTGTGCCGTTTGTAGTGGTTTAAAGTTTATGTTGTTCTTAGCATTCTCTTTAACTGGCATGATGATGCCAACATTTTCACCATTCTTTCTTACAAATACTGGGTCAAGCGGATTATCGGAATGGAATGTAATATCATTACCATATTTCTGATACATGTGAGTAACGTACTTACCTTTTAAGACTACTGAATTATTACCACCCGTAAGATTTACGAACTGGTCTGATTTAGATACTGGTGTAAGTTGTGTCTGAGGGTTGTCTTTTCCAGCAAGTACTTTTTCCATAATCGGTGCAGATTTCTTATCAATAGCTTTTGTAACTTTTCCAAAACCTTCTTTGTATGGAACATCAGAAAACTCTAACATAAATGCATTGGTAGTTATTGGTTTGCCTTTATATGTACTTTTTATCATTGAATCACCATATAACTGTTTATCGGTAAGTTTGCGATTTCCAAATGCTTGTTTAATTTCGTTTATTACGCCTACTTGTGGGGCTTCTGGAGTAGGTTCTGGTGTTCCACGTACTTTAACGTAGCCACCCTGAGTAATAGCATTTCTAGTGTTGTTAAGTTCATCTAATGTAGCTTGGTATGCCTTAGCATTGTTTACCATTGCTGGATTACGTTCATCTAATCCATTTTGAGTCATATTATCTCTTAACTTATTAAGAGTATCTAAATGGTCATTAAGTTGTATTACTGCTGGGTGATTATCTGCAACATTGTTAAATCCAATGTGACCACCTTGGTCGGCTACTAATTGTCTGGTTTGATTTATTATTGCCGGGGTTGAATCAGCTACTTTATTGGCTGTATTTACTAGACCATGAGCAGCGTTAGGTAATACACCAAGTATTCCAAATGGTAAGTTTTGTAGTGTGCCTTTACCTATATCTGTTCCAACTTCTTTAATATTGTTAGCACTTTGTGCAGCTTGAGATGCACCCATTCCAGCGCCATATAGTCCTGCTACGGCTTCGCTACCACCAAGTCTTTGTGCTGCTCTACCTAATCCAGATTCTGCAAGTTGAGGTATATAGTTTCCTATAAGACCTTCAGCGGCTTGATCTATGGCTTTACCTTTACCTAGTGTTAGTAAATTGATTCCTGTATTAATTGCATTACTTGCTAAATTGCGAGCTGTACCTTCATTAGCTGTTCCATTGTTTGATGCCCAGTTAGTTATACCTCCAAGTGGTCCACCGCCTATTGCTTCTTGTGATGTTTGGTTTTGGCCAGTTAGTCCATTAACTATACCTGTTGCGATTCCGGCACCAGTATTAATATAAGCTTTGGCAGCAGGTGTTACTAATACATCCTGACTAAGTCCACCTAAGTTAGTTGCAAAGTTTTTTGTATCAAGGTTGGCATTGTTGTTGCCGATGGCATTACGAGCATTGTTGGCGGCTTGTTGGTTATTTGTAAGATTAGCAACACCTAGCGCACCTAAATCACCAATATCTTTTAAATCAGATACAGCTCCGTTAGCAGCTTGATTAAGCTGATGGAAAAAAGGGTTGAAGAAATTAGTATGAACTGGTGGAGCTTGAGGTGTTGGACTTGGGGGGGCAACAGTTATAGGATTAGGACTTGGTGGAGGTGCAATATTAAAACTTGGTTGATTCTGCAATGGCTGAACAGATAATCCGGGTAAGCTTTGAGGGTGTGAAGAAGCACTAGGTTGAGGAGCAGGTGCTGATGCAGGCTGCCCTATATCTAGTTCTTTTTTGAACCAGTTACCTAGCGAATCAAATAATCCCATTACAATCCTTGTTGAGTTTGGTCAGTTGTACGTCTTATTGATACTGGAGCATTTACAGGTTGAGTTTGAACTGGTGTAAAGTTAGCACCTTGTAATTGTTGTTGAGTTATTGGGTTAACCGCAAAAGAATTGTACTGAGATAAATCAACGCCGGGAGAAGCTTGAGTATAGGTATTATCTAAATTAGCTTTTGCATTTGTATATGATTTATCCAAGTTCTGAAGTGCATTAAGAAGTGTTGAATCAGGGTGAGCACCATAAGAAGCCAACATCTGGCTTTGCTGAGTTTGTGAACCAGTAATTGCATTTTGATATTGTTGTTTATATAAATCGTATGCTTGAGCAAGCTGAGAAAGTGATTGATCTCTCCAGTTATTAAGCGCACCATACTGATCTTCGTATTGTTTTTGTAAATTATCTGATTGATTGTTCAATCCAGTTTGTTGATAAGCGGCTTGTTGGTTAGCATCATTAATGCTTCTGTTGCCTTGATTAGTAAGAGCGTAGTTAATTAATCCAGCTGCGCTTGAATCACCAGCCCCATAAGTACCGAGTTGATTGCCGTAGCCTTGAATCATTCCCTGCATTTGGTGAGTTAAATCTCTAAGAGTATTAGTTCTTGATGTTTCTAATTGTGCGTTAGCTAACTTATTAGAGTTTAGTCCAGCATTGTATTGGTCTTGTAACGTTTGGTTCTGATTATTGTATTGATTACCTACAAAACCTGTGTTGGCTTGGTAGTTTGGATCTAGTTGGTCTAATAAGGCTTGATAACCTCTTTGTTGTTCAGCATAATTCTGATTAATTGCATTAGCGATTGCAGGGTTGTAAGTTGAACCAGATGCACCTCCACCACCACCTCCACCTGCTACTGCACCATTGTTGGCAGGGGTGTTATTAGTTATATTATTATTTTGTGAGGATGGGAATATTTGATCTGGTGTTCCTGTTGATGGATAAACTGCCTGTCCTGTTGCAGTTTGAGCAACTGAACCTGGATTAGCTATTTGAGGATGATTAATTAGATTTACTACGGGATTCATTTTGTTTTCTCCTAAGAAGTTTTAAGGGAGAAACTAAAAAAGCACCTCCCGGTTTATTGGAAAGTGCCTATTCTTTGATAAGAGTAAGGCCGTTAGGGCGTGTCCCTGTCGTTACCCCACATTATATCATAATCCTGCAAAATCTATAACAAAGTAACCATTACATGATCCTTTGTCTGGAGCTACATAACCAACTCCATACGCATTAATATTGTAATCAATCATATTACTATAAAGTACTTTGTTGTTTTTGAAACGTAATTCTTCATCAGCATTTGTTGTGTAAGAACATATAGTATCATGGTCTTGACCATAATATAAAACTGGGCCGACTGCTTGAATAATCTTCTGTTGAGTTGAAGTACTATCTGGAATATTTGAATTAGCTTTTAAATATTCAGCTTCTGATTGAGCCAAAATGTCTAGTTTTTTATTATCAAAAGATAATCGTACATGATTATTAATTCGTTCAGCAAACATCCAACCATTGAATTGGTCTGAATTAAATAAATCAGGATTTGAAATAGTTGCAGATAATTGTCTATTTCTCTCTAAAGAACGATTAGCTTCATAGTTTCGATAGAAAACACCACCAATTATGCCTATTAATACAAGAATTATTACTGGCAAGTAAGTCTTAAAAGTACTTGAAATTAAATTTATAAGTGCATCAGCAAATGTAGGTTTATTATTTATACTCATGACCATATTATACACTTATTTGCAAGCGTTTACGAGTTAGCGGTTACAATTACTTGTTTTAGGTAATCTGTAGGATCTTCCATACCTTCTATTTCACTTGCAGGAACACTCCAACTTGCAATCATTAAATCTTGAACTTCATTACCATCTGCATCTTGTGATGTTGTAAGCGAATAAACGTTTTTAAAACTAGTAAGTATTTGAACTATATCTCCATCTATTTTATAAGTGAAGTTTACCAAATCATCTATAGTCATTTTATAGCCATGCCTTTACTTGTGTTTTAATCCATATAAGAGGAATTACTGCTGAAGCACCTGATGCTTCTACTGGAGTTGGAGTAACTGCAAATGCTCCTGTTACGCCAGTTTGAGTAAATCCGAATGTAGGCAACCAAGCAATTACTGGAGCTGTGGTGGTAGAAATTACTGGTCCAGCCCAACCTTGAATTGCCGCTGTAGAGTTAAACCCTCTTTTAACTGCCGCTGTACCACTACCTTGTTCACATTGTGAAAGGTAATACCAACCTGGTCTAACTAATTTATAGGTATTAACTGCTATAAAATTAGTACCGATTGTAGATACTGTACCAAAATCTTGATATAAAGTTCCTGGTGCTCGTCTATAAGAATCTAAATCATAAAGTCCGAACCTACATACTGAAGCTGTTGCTCCTGTTGTAGTAACGACTACCCCCATTTGAGTAATAATACAAGTAGTTGGAATATAAATTGGTATAAATGTTTGTGTGTTAAAAGCTGTTAATGCGTTAGCTAAGTTGGTGACTGGAACTGTTAGATAGCCATTATTTACTAAACCTAATGTTGGGTTTTTCATATCAGTGCTTGTGTTACCTGCACCTGTTGAAAGTGAATAAGTTGATTGGGGTTGATAACTCTTAAATCCATTGTAAAGTGCATTAGCAAAAACATTGTGTCCATATCCGTTAGGGTGCAAACAATCTGGACCAAACCAAATACCATCAGAAAATATTTTACCTGATGTATGTGAAGCTGCGGCTGTACCATCATAACCTCTAGTACAGTTTGATAATGTAAAAGTACCATTATTGTTATTGGTAATTGTTCCTACTAGTATTCTTTCGCCTTCTATTGCAAAAGTACTGTTGTTTACTAAAGTTGCAAAAGTAGATTGACTTTCTGCTGTTATTGTAAAAGTTGGATTAGCATCACCTAATGTACCTTGAGTAGATGTAATGTTAGTGTTAAGTGTACCATTTCTGTTAAATATAGTTGTATTAAACTCAGCTGATTGAACAGCTCCATCAAACTCTGCCACTACTGCTGTGTTACTTGTGTTCCATGCAAGCATCTGTGCTCTTGTTACAAAAGCGTTACTTGAATAAGCATAAACTGGTAAGCTGGCAACAATACAAGGTTGAGGGTCAAAAGCTTCAATCCAAGCTGAATCAAAATCAACTGTAGCTGTATCGCTAGCTACTGCACTTACTGTGGCAACAATTGTCTTACCTGCGTCTGCACCTGTACAAACAAATCGTTTAACTACTGGAACTCTCTCAGCTCCATAAACGTTAGTAAGTTGTGGTAATCCCATAGCACCTAAAGCTAAATTACCTGTTATGGTGGCGTTGCTTCCACTTGTTGAAAAATTAACACTGATTGAACTAGCTGTTACTATTTCATCGCCAATTGCATGAGTTGTTTTGGTTGTAGAGTTAAATCCTCTAGTAACTGTAATAGATGTTGTTCCGCCACCTGCTGTAATTAGTCCTCGTTCACCTGAATCAACACCACCTGAATACCAAGCAATCACATCTCCATTAGCAAAGTTTTGGTAGGGTGTATTTACATTTTGTGTAAGAGCAACAACTGTTGAAGCATCTGTATTATTCATTGTTGTGTTACATAACGACCATGCGTTTTTATTTCCCAAGAAACACATAGCTATCGTACCACCAGCAAAGTTTGCAGGAATGGTATAAGTTATGGTATTTCCATTAGTAGAGCTTCTATAGACTGCTACGCCTGTATTAGCAGTAGTTTGTGCAGTTGAAGTAAATCCAGATGTAGTAATAGTTGAATCCCAAGAAACTGGCGGTGTGCCAGCTGTATTAGTAGCACCACTTGCGTAATAAGAACCATAAAGCGAACCAGCACGGCACCTTGAAATAACAGACCTCAGTGTATTTGTATAAGCTTTTTGTATTTGTGCAAAGCTTGTAGCGGTAGTATTAAGGTTCATGACTCCTATATCGTTTACACCATGAACTATCGCATAAGCTGAAGGATTAGGTACTGGAACTGGTATCTGAGAAGTATTTGTATCGGCAATTAAAGGATTAGAATAAGGAACTACATATTGAAACACTCCACCCCAACCACAGTTACGACCACCAAAAGCTGCGACTGTTTTAGTAAGCCAAGAAGCTCCTGTACCCATGTGCCACAAATTATCTTGTGTTGAGCCTAACATACCCATAAGTCTAGGTATCATATTTTGTGAACCAAATTGTGGCGTATAAGAAGAACTAGAGTTAGTTCCACCAGTCCATGAGTGTCCTATAACTGTAAGTGTACTAATAGCGGCTGTTTCTGCTACGTTCTGTACAAAAGCATCAGTAGCAATAAGAGTAGAGTTATCAGTAGGTAACTGTGTTTTAGCTCGTATAGTAGTTGGTTTGCTGCCTGGACTAATCATGTTACGCTCCAGCAAACTTTATCTGTTGCATTAGTACCTATTACATATACAAGGTTGATATTGCTTGGTGAGATTGTAAGTGAAGAACCCGCAGTTAGTTCAAATCCGTTGGCCGTAGTTACACCTGAGTTGCCGATAAATACTGATGCTGTGTTAGTAGAAAGAGCCTGTATAACTACGCCATTAGTCATAGCAATAGATGATGCTGTAAGTTGGGTTGCTGTTACTGCTGAGGTTGTTTGACCTATGTTAATTGTGGCTGATGGTGTACCAGTGTTCCAAGTACCAGACTGTGTACTAGCAAAGGTAGTATTAGTTATAGAACCTATAGCGTTAGTTCCTGTAGGTAAAGCTGGTAGTGAAGTTACTTGTGTCTTCTGTGTGCCATCTGTTTGAATTGTAGAGGTAGCAAGTCCTGCTGTAGAAATTGTTGCACTTACTGGAAGTGGGTTGGCTACTGAAACTGCTGTGATTGTTCCTGCTTTATCATAAACAGGTATTGTTCCTATTGGATGAGCTATTGTTGAAGAACCATCGGTGTACTGAGTACCTCCTCCACCACCGCCTGTACTTGTTACATTGAGGTTACCAGATGCATCTACATTCAAAGGTACGAATGAATCTATATCCGTCCGGTATCCCAAAGGAGCAACAGTCTCTACCTTGTATTGTTCATCATAAGTATTGTTAGCAATTTCTTGCTGTGTTCTATATGTATAAGGTTTGCTTTGGCGATTAGGTGTTGCCATTGAAGCGTACTCCTAGTTTAATGTTTTCTAATTTATTTAAGTAACTAGCATGTTCAGCTAGTAGTTTTACTTTCAATTCTACTGGTGATGTCTTTGATATTCCGGCTTGTCTTTCAAGTGCGGCTAATCTGGATTTGATAGCACCAGTAGAGTTATCGAGTGTTTTGTTTTTTATTTCTGTCATGAAATAGTCGTTTAATGCTTCTATTTCACCCTTGTAAGTTAAGCCTGGGTCATTCCATAGTGATTCTATGCCAAACAAGTCAGCTAAGAATGGTACGTTATGATCCAATTCGTAAGTGGCAAACAGTTCATCAGGTGATGATTTAGAAGTAGTTTCGGAAACTACATGTTCAGTTTTAGCTGATTCTGTAATTGGTTCTGAAACTGGAGCTTCTACTCTGCCCTTTACAATTGGTGGCTCCATTACATTGCGATTCCAGATGAAGTCTTGACCATCTTAGTTCCATGTACTCTTTTGGCTTTAAGAGGAGAGTTAACAGTTCTAGCGTGGTTCTCACTATTGCTTGAACCAACTACTGGTTGACCAATAATAGAGTTTTGATGTGCAACTTTAACTGATACTTTAGTTCCTTTAGTAGGTACTTTGTAACTTCCGTGTGAGTTATTCTGAATCATAGCTTTAGTTTCCTTTCGTTTTATTATGTGTAATATACGCAAACATTAGGTGCTGTTGTAGCTGATATAACAATGTATGCTCCGTGTGTAGCATTAACACCAGTCTCTTGATCTAGTGCGAATGAACCAGTAACTGCTCCACCGCCTACATATAGAATTGGGCCAGATGCTGCTGATGCGTTGTCATAAATTGTTATAGATGTGTCGGCACTTCCTGCTTTGGTAATATTAACGTTTCTAATTACACCGTTTCCTGCCTTGATGACAGTTCCGGCTGTAGTAGCTGTAAATGTTGATACTTGTGTCATATTATCCTTTACCAGTCGTATTTAGTTGATTTATCTGCAACTATTTCTTCGACTAAGTCTTTAAGTTTTTGCCAATTGTTTTCGAGTGTGTGTTTTTGTACTTCTTTAGATGCGTTGGCTTTGAGTTCATTGCGGTAGTTACGATCAGTAACTAACTTTTCAATTGCTTCATACCAATCTTCAGTAGTGTTATTAACTAGAAGTCCAGTCTTACCTTGTTCTACTACATCAGTAAATGGTGGGATATTAGAACCTATAAAAGCCGCTGGTATCATTGCTGATTCCATCCACTTAATTGGTGTCTTGTTTCGGTTAAACTCTGTATCTTCTAATGGTGCGATACTAATGTCTGCATTAATATTTGGCCATATATCAGTTAGCCAGTCATAACCTACCTTGCCATAGTCGAACTTAAATCTTCCAGTTGGCAAGTATCCTTTAGCTTTACAACCTATAAAATGAACTCGTACATTTTTGTACTTATTCATAATCTGCTGTAATGCTTCCATAACTCCAGTGTTTTCTAAGTCAGGTGTGTGAGCTGATCCTCCAAAGAATGTTATTACTACCTCAAGTCCGTTATCGAAGTAATTGTGTTTGTAGCCACTAATATAATTAGGTAATACATAAATCTTACTATCGACAAAGCTTTTCTTTTTGTAATGTTTCTGTAATCTTTTGTTGGTCGTCACTATATATGGTGCTTCCTCAATCATACGTTGCATTAACCATTGATCTTTTTTGGTCATCTTGAGCCAGAATGGATTAGTGTCGGCAATGTTGTATATATCATCATCATCATCTATTACAAACTTTGTGCCATACTTCTTGCCTACCACTTGTGATAGAGCAAACATAGAGCTATCTGTATAGTATGAAGACCAAACTATATCGTACTGTCCTATCTTCTCCGCTTGTTTAAGCAATTCTTTTTCGGTTAGCTTATCTTCTGTTGTTAATTTACTGATATCTATCAGGTGCGATTGATGGTCTATTTGCCAATCAACATGTTTTGCAAGTTCTTGGAATGGTCGAATGATGCGCCAGATATGTACTGCTGAGACTTCTTTATCCTTTTTGGATGTATCGTCATGTATTAGCAATACTTTCATTTGCTCAAACCTTTGTATTGGGCTAATCTATGTAGCTCATCGGTTCGTTCTTCTATTTCCTTGATATCATTACGCCGGGTAGCATCTATAAGTTTATGTCTAGCATTCATGATGTCAGGATGATTACCTTCTTCACGAATCTGTCTAATCTTATGATTCCACTTGTTACGTTCTTCTACAGTCTTGGCCTTTTGAACCATTTCTTTAAGCATCCGTATATCGTGTTCTCTTCCCGGAGATATCATTACTTGCTCGCTTTTGTTTCAGGTGTTGGTTTTGGTTCGAATGCTCCTGAAGCTTCTAAATCACGAATGATTACTTTTACTTTTTCATCATCCATTCCGTACTTCTCAGCTATTGCATAGCCACTAAGTCCTTTGATGTGATCTTCAGTTATGCTCTCGGTTGTAGCTTGGGGATTTATTACCGCCATTATTTTTCCTCCTAGTTAATTTGGTAGGGTGCCACCTTCCACCCCATTTTGTACATGTAATATGTACCATCAAACAGTTCAGACTAAGCTGAAGCTGCAGTCTTGACGTTGTAAATCCAGCTTGAGTTAAGAGTCTTAACTGCAAAAGCTGCTTTCCAACCAATAGTGATGAATAGAGATAGAGGGTTGCTCGTATCTTGGTCACCACCTTGCTTAACGATAAGGCCATTAGGCATACCATCAAGGTCAATAGTTCCGAAGGCTTGCTGTCCGTGGAAGAAGTTAGAAAATACAGTAACTGTAGAGCTTTCTGTCTTCTGGTTAGCAGTTGCTTCGATGAATCGGAAAGTAAATAGCTTTCCAACTTCACCCTTGTACAAGTTGTCGCCATCCTTATAGGTGTGAGCGTTTACCCATACTGAGTCGTTCATGATGTCATAAGATGTATCAGGTCCGATTTTAGCTAGGTAGAAGCCATCGTCATAAGGCATTGCGTTGTTCTTGCGTAGTGATCGACGTACTTTTCGTACTTCAGTAGCTGTTAGAACGTCAGCAGATGCAACGGCTGTTAAAGCAGTCTTTGCGTTTGCGTATTGTACAGTTCCACCGCTGTACAATTCGTCTCTGATCAAATTGTCTAATGTTTCAGCCATGTTCTGAGCCATTAAGTCAGTCTTTTCTTTTGCTTCTCGGTCAATTGAAGTTACGAACAATAGATCTGATAGAGCTATTACGTTACCGTATTGAGCGATAGTAGCGCTAACCTGAGCAGCAGTAGGTTGTACTGAAGCAGGGTTAGATTGGTAAGTTGTACCACCACCTTCAGTTAAAGCTGTGCTTGCTGAAGTAAGTGGAGAATACCTGTTGAACTTTATTGTGTTACCAGTGTTAGCAGGGATTGCGTTCTTTTGAGCGCCTTCTCCGAAAACAATTGCGTTTCTTGAACGAGCCAAGAATCTTTTTTCTAGGTAAGCAATAAGTTCACCAGATAGGGTTGAAACGGATGTTAAAGCCATTTTAGTGTCTCCTATTTGTTAATATTTGTATTGCAAAGTTTTTATTAGACTTGGTAACCTTTTGCTCGCAAACTTGCTTCCATTTCATCTACTGATAAATCTTCGAACTTCTTTTCAGGAGCTGTATCTGTACCAGGTGTCATGGCTGCGTTATCTGCTAAGTTGGCTAAACCAATATGTGCTGATGCTTTGCCTTGTTCCGCTGCTGAACGTGTCAGATCCACTAATCCCTTAGCTATTTCAGCTAGACTCACTTTAGGGTCGATGACCTTAATCTGATTATTGTAAGGGTTTTCGTGGACAGCGAGTTTCTTCCATGTTTCGGCAATAGTTTCTTCTAATCTAGGATTGTACTTATCACTCTTTTCATCCAGTTCCGGATACTCCTTTGGGAGGAGAGCTGAGTCTTTCTCTAAATTAGATACTGCTTGCTGTTGCACCAACTTCTGTTCCAAGGCTTGTACTTTTATATCAACAAGTCCATTGGCTGCCTGAGCCGTCATTTGTTCAGCTGCTTTGTCTAAATCTTCTGGTAAGACTGAGTCTTGACCTGCGAAATAGTCAGAAAGCTTTTGCTGTGGCGGTGGCGTGAATGGAGTTGAGTCGAACCTGCCTAGTTGTTCTTTCAAACTCTTGTTTTCTTCTACTAAACCCTGGATTCGACGTTGGGCTGGTCGAACCTGCTGGCGTTCTACATCACTTGATTGCTCTTGCTTTGGTTCCTCAGTCGGAGTTGAGTCAGACTGTCCTGTGTCAGCAGTGCTTTCTTGTGGTGTTGAAGTTGTTGTTTCTTCACTTGCCGAAGGTGTAACGCTGTTGTCTTCTACAGCGACATTGTTTACGGCTGATTCTTGGGGCGTAATTTCGTCCATAGATCTCCTTTGTTATTACGGCTGATATCCCTAGCTCGCAGGGCTGATATAAGTATCAGGAAGTGGCTAGGATGGTGGATTCCTAACCACATCTCAATTCTTAATGATTATCTTTCGTAACATTGGTGTACCATCGTCATCTATTCCGTAGAGTTGATAACCTGGTTCGAGATGTGATCCGTGTGTGAAAGGGCAAGACTGACATACTAATGCTGTACCTTGTTGTCGCCACTGGTGTCCTGTTAATTGTGGCTGAGGTAGCTCATCTAGGTTTATTTCATATGCATCTCCTTTATTTTCTTTGTCTTCGTTCATGTTCGGCCACCGCTTCCGCTGCTTTATAGACTGTTGATTTAATGTCTTCACAAATGCTTGCTACAGTATTGGCTATAACAAACTTCTGGCCGATGTCGGCTAATGCTAGGTTTTCTGTATCACCCATGAACTTACCTGTTCTGAATGTTTCAATATAGTTATCTAGCTTTTGCTCTACTACTTTCCAGCCGGGAGTAACAATAATCTCAGCTATTGCTTTCTCTTGGTCTAAGTCAATCTGCTCTTGAAGTGTTTGGTCACTAACCATATCTTCAGTAGCGATTAAAGGGGTATCTGGTATTAAGGATTGATTATCCATTAGTAACTCCCTTGATTAGGTTGCATAGGCTGTTGTGGTGCTTGTTGTTGTGGCATAGTTTGAGGTTGTGGTGATGGTTGTCCCTGAGCTTGTTGTCCAAACATCTGCTGTGCTAGTTGCTGAATCTTAGGGTCTTGGAACTGTGGCATCTGCATTGGTGGTTGTTGCTGTCCTGGCATACCTTGTTCTTGTTCACCTTGTTCGTCATCACTATGGTCTTCAATGATGTCATCCCAGTCTTGAATACCTGAGTTAATAACTTTAGCTTTGAATGCTTGGGCTAAGTTGAACTTCATACCATCTTGTTGTAATGCTTGGTCAATCATCTGTTGGCCTTGTAGGTAGAATGTAATGATTTCAGTTAGAGCAGCATCTTGTGCTTCTTCGTCTTTACTCATGCTGGATGATGCATCAATGCAGAACTTATACTGACCACCAATTAAACTCTTAGGTATAGTAACCTTAGCTACTCTACTGTTTACTTTCTTCATGAATCCTTTTAGATCATCTTCATCGAACTGGTCTTCTACTGTTTTAATGTCATCATCGAATAAATGGAAGTTAATAGGCTTCTCTTGGTTCTCACCAATAAGATTAATCATACCCTCGAATAGGTCTTCCATAGTTTTCTCTAACATGAATCTATCCCAGTTATCTCGTGCATTTTCTCTTTGCTGTAAAGCTGCAATTGCTTGTGGTGTCTTGCCATATGCTGGGTTACCACCATCTGCACTACTAACTGATGTATCTGTTGTACCATTCTGATTAAGTAATGCTGTAGTAAGGAACTGATAAGTACCTTGGAATGTTTCCATGCCTACTGGTGATGTCTGATAAGGAGCTACTGCATTAAGGTCTTTCATTAGCCATCTAGCACCGGCTTCTTGTCTAATTGTTGATGCTGTTACATTAGCTAGGTCTACTTTAAGTGGTGGGAATATAGATAGTTTAACTGCATCTAGGTATAAGTTAATTAGTGAGTCTTTAGCTTTCTGGAGAGTAATACCACGTTCAAAGTCACCGAGTCCATAAGGTGAATCAAGTAATGGGAAACACTGTCTCATAACAATAGGTATCTGACCTGACTTGTGAGGGTTAGGTATATCTCTAAGCTTGCCTACTTCTGGGTAATCAGGAGCAAATGTTATCCATCTTCCAGTTGTTCCCTTTTCATACTTAGTAACAAGTTCTACTCGTACTCCATTATCTTTATCTTGGTAAGGTGTTCCGTTATTTCTTAGGTTTTCTACGGCTGACTTTCTGTCGCTGTTTAGGTCTCGTGATGGGCTTCCACCTGTCTTTAACTCGTCGATCAACGTCTGGATGTTCTTCGTATTCCATTTGGTGTTCTTCCTTTTGGTAATAGCTTCCAAGAATGAGACTGATTCTATCTTTGATACCATTGCCCAGTCCATATCACGAATGTCATTCTTTCCAGGTTGAGGATAGAAGTTTCGTATTGGTATTAACCAACAGTCTGGACCAATGTATTCGTCATCTATTCTGTAGTCATAGAGTATAGGTTGAGCACCATATGCAGATGCATATACTCCACTCATGCGAAGCTTAGTTAATAAGTCGAATTGTGAATTAGCATGCTTGTATACATACTTATTCATTATTAGATTCATTAGTAAAGCAGCGCCATCATCTTCACTAGATAGAGCATAGATTTTTCCAGTAGGTAATTGTGAAGCAACCCTAGGTTGTCTTTCGAATACTAGAGTAGATAGGTGAGCATCAGTAACATGTGACCTTGTAGATTTAAGTGAATAAGAATCAGACAGTCTTCCAATTAGTAATCGTTCTTTGTCTGGCCATGTTGCCCTTATAACAGCAGTATAGTTCCATGATGAAGTCTTCTGCTTTATTAGTTCAGAAGTTGATGAGTCAGTTGTATTTGTAGTTTTTTGTTTAGTAGCCAATGCAGATACCTCGAATTAGAGTTATCACATCGGCATGTCCTAGTGTTGTCCGCATTATACCATTATCATGTTAATGAGTCTATTTTTTCCTTAGCATCTTCAATTAGCCAATTGTATGCATCCATTTCATCCATAGCTATATCACTTGTGTTGGTGTACTTTGTGCCATTGTATGTAAATGTATATTCATAGTAATAGTTTCCATCGAATGATAAATCTACTGTTATTCCTTTGTATGTGTGTCTCATAGCTCATCTCCTTTAAATTATCCTTATAGTTTCTTAAAGTCTTGTACTTGCATGATGTTAGCTCGACCATGCTCATCAATAATTACGTTAAATCCTAGTGTTGTTTTCCTGCCAATAGACTCACTTGATGCAGTTGCAGCTTTAAACAGAGTTAGTATGTTACTTACTGCTACTACGTTTGGGTCTTTCTCTGTAAACTTCATAGTCGATGTATAGTTAGTATCTATACTTGTTATCTGACCACCATGTCTTTTAATGAATACTTGTAACTGTCCATAGTCTTCCATGCGTTCCATTTGAACCGAGATAAGATTAAGTGCTTCTTGTTTTGTCATATATAAAACCCATCTGAATCAAAGAGCTTTTCACTTGGCATAGTAACTCTAGAGTAATCGATTGGTCGTTCCTCTGTTTGATACATCTGCCATGCTCCGGCTAGACTCATAATTAAATCATCATGCGCTCCACTCTCGGCTTGAGCTTTCCAACTACTGCTGGTCTGAACTACTACGAAAGCAAACATTTCATTGATAGTTGGTCGATCATAGATTGTAAGTAATCTAGTATCTATTGCATCTTTAAGCATTGATAGCATTACAGGTCTAGTAGCTGAGTTAGTAGTCCATCCTAGTTTAGGTGTACTTACTGTTGAATCAGTTGAACCTACGTTCTTCTTCTCTTGATAGATTAAGTACTTACCATTGCGATTGAGTCCTGCTAGTCGTTCTAATTCATATACTCCACCATTGTTACGTTCGAAACATACAACTGGTTGTACACCTGTTGCTTCATAGATTCGTTCTAGTTCATGATGTAATGCCGGGGTCATCTCAGTAGCTATTGTTTGAGCATGATAGATAATAGGTACATCAACTTTATCTTTACTAAGAAACTGTGCTGCACAATAATCTATTCCACCTGCTGCTGTATCAGCGAAGCATACTATAAACTCACCTCTATCTAATTCTCTGTAACGTCTAAAGTATTTCATACAGTCATTGGATCCTTAGCTTGCTTTAAATACCATTGCATAGAATCAGAGTCAAAGAATGGTTGTCCAGATGTAATGAATGCTAGTTCAGGTGTACTTGGATACTCTTGGTTGTATAGCCTGTCACCAAGTTCTTTACGTTTTAGTTCAAGGGTTGGTTTATCATAGAACTTTGATGCTTCGAAGAATAATGGTTGGTAGGCCGTATTACCCAAGACTGAGTCATCCCATAGCGTTTTAAATGAATTAAAACCATTGGCTGTTGTTTCAATAACGAGTTTACCTGTTGGCACGACTGCTTGTGCTGCTCCAGCAAGTAAGTTAGGCAAGTTAGGATAGAATGCTGCTTCAGACAAATGCAAGTTAGTAATTGTTCTTGACCTTCCGAAGTCTTGTTCTTGTGCTGTTCCGATGGTGTATGTTGCATTGTTTGCTCCATTTACTAATTGATACTTAGAGTTGTACTTGAGAGGTACTTGAGATCCAGTTGATTGCTCAAAAGCTTTGATGTACCACTTAACTCTTGCAAGTAATGATTGAGCATTGTCTGCTTTGTCAGCTACAACTACCGAGTTAGTGTTCTCTTTAAGGATAAAATCCAGAGTGAATGCAGCTAAGATAAGACTTGAGAATCCCTGTTGTCTAGCTTTGAGTATGATGTCTCTATTAGATGATTGATTCACATAGGAGCGTTGTATATCGTTTAGAATGAATGGTACTTCTGTATTGTCTTTATTAACTATCGTTAGATACTTCTCTATACCAATGGCATAGTTGTTATATACCGATTGATTTTCGGACATCTTCAGCCACCTGATTAAAGTTGATGTTTACAGTTTGGTTATTAGTGTCACCTTGGCTTATACCCATGAGCTTCAATGCTCTGTCTGATCCTTTGAGTTGTACATCTATATCGTCTACTACTTCAGCAAATGCATCTTCATCTTTTCCGGTTATAAGAACCTTAGTAGCAACAAGTGCTTTGCCAATAGGAGCAATAGCCCTATCTAGTGTTATGCCGTTCTTTTCTAACGCTACCTGATACGCTTCTTGTACGTTAGGTTTTGATAGGGTGCGGCTAGCTTCTACCTTTGCGACATTAACGTTCTTAGTGTTATAGGCCTCCATGTATGCTCTTGTACCTGATTTACCCTGTACTTTAGCATTCAGAAACTTTGTTTGCTTGACTGTTAGTCTTTTAGTCTTAGGTTTGGTTGTCTTAGGTTTGGTAGTAGCCATTGATTCACCTTATTCATGGCCTTAAACATTCAATATAGACATAGGCGACCTAGCATAAGAGTGGGAACAGAAATGCTAGGCTACCATAGAAAGGTTGGGTATTGTGATAACATCACCCATGCCTGTATTTAATAATTTAAGAGTCCTACCCGTGTTGTTTTAATCGTAGCAAAATATATGCTATCGTTCAATGCTTATAATTAGATAAGCAACTATTAGTCCAAAGAATGTACTGCCTACAATCTCTAGCATTAATCCATAATCCATTACTGATCCTCCATAGGTTCTATTACTTCTGTTTGTGCTTCTATCTCTATTAGTCGTTCTTCAATAGCTTTCTGCATTGTTTCTTGTCCTAACCTTCTACTTCTCTTTGTATCGTTATACTGTTGGGCTTCAAGATTGCTTCTTCTTATAGCTTCTTCACCACCTCCATGTTCATGACTCATTTTGTTATCTCCTCAATTCCCTTATCTATGTAACCCTTTTTGTAGCTTTCCGTAACTTGTTCTTTAATAAGTTGTTTAATAGCTTTTTTAGTATCTAAATACTGTTTATAAAGTGTGCATTCGTCATTTTCGCAAAAGTCCATACCAACGCTATCTACAAGTATCTCATCTATTTTTTTATCTAAGTTCATTGCTCAACCTTTCTTTAATGGTTTGGGTGAACTATCTGTGTAGCCACCACTTGAGGGGTTAAAGTCCATATTGCCACTGAAGTATATACGTTGCTTACTATAGTCAGGTAGTTTGCGTGTACTCCATATCCTGCCCTTGTAGGTGGTGGTGAAGTTCCAGTTATACTTTAAACATACCTTAAATATTTGCCATTTAATCCAGCTCATATTATTCACTCCCTTTCTTTTACTTTTTGAGGTTCAAGCCACAATAATACATGAACATAATACATGTACATAACCCATTATCTCATCTATCTTTTCATCTTTACTCATCGTCTGCCCTCCCTGCGTCTTTAATGATTAGGTATATAGCTATTGCTGTGAAAATTAACAATGGCCATAGTGTTTTTAGTAGTAAGACTATGAAGTCATAAGTGCTAATTGTTCTCATTGTTTTTCTTAATCCTGTTTATTCGTTTTCTCATACGTTGCATCATTAGTTCATATTCTTTATCGAAGTCAAAAGGTTCGATGTATCTTCTATCTTCTGTTGGTACTTCTATTTTTGTTTTCCAAGGTTCAGTTATATATGCCATGATTCCACCAATCTTTTAATTAATCTTCACCATCTTGGTGAGTACAGTTTCCTTCGCTACAATCGTGATGATTCCAACAAGTAGACATCCCATCGTCTTTGCCTACAGTTCGACAGGTACATCCGTCTGCATTCCTTTGTTGTTGTTCTATTGTTAGTAAGTAGATGAGTTGATCTGCTGCTTCATTAATAGCTTCATCAAGTAAGTGAGGTTTTTGCCATAGTTTGCCACCATGTTCTTTCTGTCCGGCTCTATACTTTGTATCTATTTTGTCGGTAATAGTTTCCAGAAGCATAGTTAAATGTTGTTCGTGGTCTGGATTCATAAGTCCTTAATCCGTATTTTCATAATTTGACCTGTAGTTGTGCTTTGATATGTATAAAAAATAATACCTTTTTTGAGTAGTCTTAAACCTCTACGGCTAATCTTGCCACCTTTCTGTCCGGCTGCTTTAGCTCGTTCAGTATCAGCATAAAATCCACCAGTTGTACCATTCTTGCCACCAATACTGCCAATGTTAGCGTAGAAGTCTTCTCCATATTTTTGTATGTTCGTTTGTTTAGCCTGTAAGCCACCAGTTCTTGTTCCTGCCATTATCTTAGCTCCTTTATATTATTAATAAACTTGATAGCTTCTTCTGCTCCTTTACAAACTTTGGCTGGGATGTTGGCTAGGTTTAGCTTCTCGATCCAAGCTGTCTGTTCTTTAGAAGTTACGCTACCTTTTGTACGTTTCATTTCAATAGCAATTAACTTGTTATTGATGATGATAAATAGATCTGGTATTCCTTTTACTACCCCCATTTCCTTGTTCTTACGTTTTTGATTCCAACTTTTGGTATAAGTTTCATTTGGTGTATGCCAGAAGTCATAATTTTTAAGACGGCAATATTCAACAACTAATCTTTGTTCCACTTCTTCAGTAGGAATGACGAGACTCATAGTAATCCTCCATTGATTCAATCATCACCAACACTTCATATATGTCACGCATCTGAGTTGTTGTTGGTCGATCTTTTCGGCTGGTTGCCCAGTGATGAAGTGCATCAACTATGGTAAATAGATTTGTTTCTGTTAAGACTAACTTTGTTATCATGCTACGTCAGCCATTTCGTTTTCTTCGATAAGAAAGTATCTGAAGTAACCCATATACTTGTTATTTGAGTAAACTCGTTCAGCTACAATGTTATAGCCATCACGCCTTAGTTCTGAGATTCTTGCTCGGTACTCAGCCGGGCAAATTGTTATTAACTCGTAGGTTGTTAGTCCTTGTCTCGTGTTCTTTTTAAAGCTTCTTAGTATTTTTTGATATTGAGTTAGAGTATCCACTTTTTATTCCTCCGAGTTTTCGTTAATTATTTGTTCTATATAATTTGGTATCTCATCAAAAATTAAATCTTCTAAGTCGTCTGGATTCTCATGCGAATCTGTCTTAAACTCTGTGTAATCAAATGGAGCTTCTTTTTGTCTCCGAATGATTATTGCTATACGATAATTTGCCACCCTGCCCCCCTGTTTCTTTTAGAATGGAATGCTTGCCATTAATGAAGCCATTTCTTCTTCTTCAGTTGATGGCTTTGTTTCTTCTTCAGCTTCAGGTGTTTCTTCAACAATAGGTATAGAAGTCTTAACTCTTTCGACCATAGAGTAAAAAACTTTAGCTGTTTTCTCGATATCTTCTGTGTTGATCTTGGTACTGTTCCGGGTTGATTCAAACTGTACTGCTTGACCAATAGCCCATTGAGCGACAATTCGGTCATCATCTCTTGGAGTCCAGTTAGATTTTGTCGTACTAGTTGTAGCTACTTTGCTATCACTTGTAGATGCATCTGCTTCAGGCTTCGATGATCGGTAAAACCTGTTATATTCTTTACCGGCTTTAGATGTAAGTTGCTTTATCTCACCATAAACTGTCATGTTATCTGTAAAGCTGGTAGGATCTTTCACCACCATTTTTACTGGCTCTCCAACTCCTTTAAATACTGCATCGCACCAATAGTTGCCATGATTATCTTGGAAGTCACCTTTTCTGAAATCTATTATTATATAATCCTGCATCGACTTATCTCTTGTTTAGGTGTTTAACTAATAGACCTGCACCCATAAATGCGATTACAATGCCTGCTGAAAATAGTAGGATATCGAATAGTGAGTGTAGTTTGTAATGGTAGTATCCTGCCCATAGAGCATAGATGCTTACTGTTACTAGACTTATTGCTTCAAGTAGTTCTAGTACGTTAGTTAGTACTGTCTTAGAACTGTTCTTAACATCAGTTACTTTATTAATTAGCGACATTTAATTGTCCTCCTTTTTTATAATTTGCTTTGATAATTAACGATTCAGTTGTCTCTACATCAGTTCCGGGTATTAACTCACCAATATCTTTAAGCATCACTTTAGCCATTAAGCCAAACTCTGTTCTCTTGATACCAATGTATTGTTCCTGTTGTTCTGGTAGGTTCTTATAGATCCATTCCATTGCTGATAATTCATCTTTGATAACTACTTTAGGTACAAGTGATATAGATGCGATGTAGTCTTCGTTCTTTGCTTGCTTTAGTCCTAAGTCATCAAGTACACCAACCAAGTCAGCTCGGAGTCTATTTTCTTGGTCTTTAAGTTCTTTGTAAGATGAGTAAAGCTGATTAGCTTCGCTGCGGATCTTACCTAGTTCGTTTAATAGTTCTGTTACTTTCATAATTAAAATGGTGGGAGTTCGTTCCACTGTCCATTAATTAATTCGTAATCACTATAAACGTGGTCTACATTTATATGTATTGCACCCTTTGTGTCTTTCCAAGTGTTTAGCATCTGAAACATAGGATGCTTTGGGTTGTCTCTAAATAATAAATCTTCATAAAAATCACTTATCATTTGAATTACCTTTCTATGGTATTCGCCCCGTAATGACTAATTAGGTGGATATAACACGGGTTTAGTTACACCCACCAAGCCAGTCATTACGACTGGCGTTTTTACCACCAATGGTTGTTTATCCAAAATATGTATGCTTGATACCATGATCCGTATCTTGCAACTGCATAGTTAGTAAAGAATTGAACTTGGCAAGCTCTATCCCCTAAATCTGGGCAATGTGATAAAAGCTTCTCGCCAGGACAGGCTTGTCCTAGACCAATGCATCCAATGCTATTTACTGCGTATGGGTTGTTGCTAGATTCATGATCAAATATGTACTGCATATATGTATCGGATGAATCAACTACTGGCTGTTTGATAGCTGGCAAACTCACTGTGCTATTGCTAGCGACAATTTGTTTGTTGATTGTTTGTAAGGGTTTAGCCTTAACTTTGGAATGTGCTTGTGAAGTTGAAGTATTCACACTATTACTTTTGGTTGGCTTGATAGCCGCACTTGCTGTTGGGTATGGTGGTTTTAGTGTCCAAAAGGCAACTAGAACCAATACCGTTACAAAACGTCTAATGTTCCTCCCTCGATGGTTTGCTACTTGCTAATGAGTGATTTGTATTACTTTGGCACTCTAGCTTTGGCGGTCCATACCTTATTCCACCGCTCGATAAGTTTCCCAACCGAACTCAGGTTTATTTATCCTGTTGAATTGTGACTATTTGGATGGTCACAACTCATTTAGATAAAAAAATACCCGGTGGAGACGGGTATCTGTTATAATCGATTTATGATTAATTCTCTCTGTAATAACTCTTTCTATATGAAAGGGAGTATTACAGAACTTGGATAACCCGTATCCTTTTTCTTTTCGTTCTGTAAAAGAGCTATAACCATAATAGCAAATAACTAAGCTAATGTCAATAGGGGCTTATGGTAATTGTCATAAGCTTGTGTAACATCCTGCGCATTTAAGTGTACATATATCTGAGTAGTCGATATATGCTCATGGCCTAGTATCTTTTGTAATTGAAATGCTCCACAGCCTTCCCTTATCATCTCTGTTGCAAATGTATGTCTTAACATATGAGGTGTAATATGCACCCCACTCTTAGCTGATAGATCAGATAGAATATGGCCAATAGTTCCGGGTTGTAAACTTTCACCTTTTTCCGAGTCTATTAAGAAGCGACTATTGTTTTCTCTAGTATCAAGATATTCGTCAATAATTTCTCTTGTTTCACGATCAATGAATCCTAAGCGTTCCTTATTGCCTTTTCCTCTAACTTTGATTACCTGTCCATTTATATCAGAAACTCTCAAACTAGATAGCTCTGCACGTCTTATACCAGAAGAGAATAGGACCATTATAATAACTTTCTCTCTTGGTGTAGCGTACTTAAGTAATTTGATAATTTGTTCTTTGTTTAATGTCTTAGGCAATCTACTTTCTTTCTTAGGTATGATTATATCTCTTGGGGCAATAGATAGTTCAAACTCTCTAGCACTCCAGGTTAGTAAAAGTCTTATCCTATATAAGAAACTATTAGTTGCTCCAATAGTATATTCGTGGGCTTCCATGAATCTTCTCCATGTATAGATATCTTCCATTGTTATCTTATCTATATCTTTATTCCCAACTGCTTTAACAAATGAATGGACTGCCCATTTATAGTTATCGTATGTATATTGAGAATATGCGTGTGGCCATATATATTCTTTGTTGAATCTTAAAAGTATAGTTTCTATGTTCTTTTGGTTATCTGTGTTGTTAGACATAATATACCTCCCTTAGATTAAGTATTTAATACTATGTAATTTTGTAGTTTCTATGCTTTTTTCTTGGAGCATAGATTTAGGCTGGTAGTGTGTTAAAGAACCAACAAAAAATATAAAGGTACGAAGGCAATAGTAAACACACCGATACTTATTGAGATCAGTCACTAAGTTCCGACAACAGGTGATACCCTCTGCTGTTTTTGTGTTTACCTACCCTATGCTCTTCCCTCATCACATGAGTTTGAGTTTTGGCGTTCTGGCATTAACGCATCCAGAACTTTAAAGTGTTACGTTTTATTGTCTTGAAGCAAAAAACTCTCATTGCTGAGAGTTGTAATTGCGTGACAATCCACAACTCTGTTGAGTCGTGGCCATCCAAATAGTACTCTCATTATAGCAAAACTGTGGATAAATGCAATAGGTATTATTAATATATCGTTCTTCTTTCCAAAAAACATAAAAGCCATTTTACCATAAGCATTTAATAATGTCAAGTCCTGCATCTGCCCAGTAGGTTTTAAGGAGTGTTTGTTTTGGCGAGTTTTGAGAGTGAAAAGTAAAAGCTTAATCTTTGAATTGGTAAAGGTACGATTACAGATGCAGGATAAAAATTATTATGGGTTGTTAAGGTTCAAGGTCAATCATCATCATTTTCATAATGTATTCAGAAATAGTCTGAAGTGGGTACTTGGTATATATGACCATCACTTCATTACTTATCTCATCAACCAGTTCATTAAATGTTTCGTCACCTACTTGTATCCGAGAGTACCAGAAGTCTCCATTCTCATCTCTAGAATCAACTAGAACTATGCAATCAAAGTCAGGGTCAGTATCATTTAAATAAATGGCGCAGTTCTCTTGGTGTAATTGTTCTTTAAACTCACCTAAGCTATCTTCGGCTTCTGCCCATACAGATAACTGTTTCTTATTATCATGTCTATTAAGCCATGCATCTTCCCAATCAATATCTCCATGATTAGGATAGTAATCTCTAATGTTTTGTTCATTCTTCCCGAAGTGCATTTCTGTCACGATATACCTCCATTTCAATTCCTTCTTGTAATCTATAGATTTGCATCATTAATCCATGAATAGCTATTTGATGATCCCGGACCTGTTCAATCATTTTAGTTTTAATTATTTCCATCTCTTCCAGATTAGTATCTTCGAATCCTTCAAGTTGGGGTTGGTTATACTTAGAACGAATAAACTCCTGTACTAAATCTGGTTGTTTCTCGAAACTTTGCATCATTTATATTCCTTTATATGTTTAATTGCTATTGCCCCAAAAGCTAATGATATAAATACACTTGGGTACGCATGGTTCACTAGAGCAGGTAAACAACAAGGAATGCATAGGAATAGGTTTGCGTAGGCATATTGCCTGTGAGTGCCTTTTAAATAGGCTATAAGTAATAAGAAAACTGATGCCCAGCCTATGATGTTAATCATATTAACCAGCTTTCTGAATCTGCATGAACATTTCGGTCATCAACATATCTATAAGCTAAGGGTTTACCGCAAATTATTGTCTTGAATGGTACGCTATATTTTAGTAACCAGTCCTCAATATCTATATAGTCTTCCCAGTGTCTAGCTGTATAGATGATTATTGAATAGCCGGCTTTATGTACAGCTCGAAGTTTATCGATGTTTTCTTCAATTGGGTCACCAATAGCAAAATCTGGCAATGCTTCGGCTAGAGTGCCATCAAAATCAATACAGTACCATTTGAGTTTAGTTAAACTACTCATTAGGAACGTACATCTTTCCATTAAATCTAGTGGTATAGCCGTTATGTGTCTGAATAGTTATCTGTTGAGTATCGAATGGTTTATCTCCGTCTTGGTAATAAACTGCTCCAAGTCCGTGTTGCCAATTCTCATGAGCAATAATAGGTTGGTCAGTCATCTCATCAATACCATTTCCATAACTTGGTACAGCTCCGTCTATTCTTGCTAGGCATCCGAAGCTTTGTGCAATTATGAACCTAGCACCTTGAAAGTTTTTGGCTGTTCGAGCAGCGTATTCATGCCTGTGAATGTGTCCAAACAAAGTTGATGTTTCATCAGCGTTTACAAGAGCCGCAGCAGTTTTACCAGCAGGGCGGACAGTTGATCCGTGAATAGCTTTAATTCTTTCATTGAGCCAGTATTGTGCGGCAGGATAGCCACTCTTATACTCGACATCTATGTCAGCTAGGTTAAGTAGGAATGGAATTGTTAAAACTCTCTCAGTTGTGCCAGCTTGCCTTACTCCATGTAGCTTTTCAGCATACTGCATAATGTACTTACTTAATCGAAGTTCATGGTTCCCGGCTAGATAAACGATTTTAGTATCAGGGGCGTTAGCTCGTATGTTAGCTAGGAACGCATGAACATAATCAAGAGTCGGGTTCAGGGTTTGGGTAAATGTGGATTCCTGAGCAAATCTTCCCAACTGTGGTAGGTCTAGGTTATCTCCATTTAGTATAACTTGGTCAGGTTTAGTGTCTCGGATAATCTGTAACGCTATATCTAGCGCCTTAGTGTCATGTATAGGGTCAAGTGAACCGTCTTCGTATTGTCTAAATCCTGCTTGAATGTCTGGTAATACAATAGCTAGTTTCTCGGCAGTAGACTTTCTACCAGTAGACTTTGTTGGTCGAATGATAGTTGGCTTAGCCTGAGAGATAAACATGTCCTCAGTAAGCTCTGTTGGCTTAGGAACGTACTGTACGCTCATAAGGTCTACAGTTTCAAACTCTTGGTCTTCGTTTTTCATGTAACCTTGATACAGATTTACACGATTAACTTTTAAGATATCGTTAGGATCAATACCAGAACGTTCGAAAAGTTCAGCTAGTTTATCTGTTTCTGGACTTCGTTGTTCTGGTTGTTTTTCCATGTTTATTACCCTCTTTGCTTTGTTTCGATACTTTATTCTTGTTCTTCGTAACCCATCCCAGCTTAGCCAGTAGTAATACGCTTGAAGTTCCGTATTACTCATAGTAAGGAGGTTTTTTAAGTCTTGACCTTTCCAGCTAACCTTGTATGGTTGCATAAACCCACCCCCTATATTTTTGTTTATAAGTTTTACAGTGTTGTTATAATACTTTTAACTACTGTTACAACGGCTGCAACACCAGCACCTATTGCAGCAACAACTGCGGCTTTACTTAATTTGTTTGGTTGATATTGCCAACTAGCAAATCCTGCAGTTATAAAAGCAACTACAACTAGATATACATCGTGCTTAATCTGGTCT